AAAGCCGCCGAACATAAAATATACGATGGTATCAGACGAGTGTTCGGTGACGGACCCACTGTCATGAAGGGCTATAATGTTGAAGAAATTGGAGGGATTGCGCGAGGAAAATGGAATAGTTTCAGCCGACCCGTGGCGGTTGGTTTGGATGCTACGAAATTTGACATGCACGTATCACCAGCCGCTTTGGAATGGGAACACTCAATTTATTTGGAGTTGTTTCATCAATCTAAGGATTTAGCCAAGCTGCTTTCATGGCAGATGGACAATAAAGGTGCCGGGTTCTGTCCGGATGGAAAACTCAAATACCACGTTAAAGGGAAGAGATTTTCAGGTGATATGAATACAGGCCTTGGCAATTGCATTTTGATGTGTGCCATGGTTTATGCCTATGCTGAGGAAAGAGGAGTGAATGTAAAACTTATGAATAATGGGGATGACTGTGTCGTTATGATGGAAACTGCTGACTTAGTCCGGTTTAACACTGGGCTTAACCAGTGGTTCCTAGACATGGGATTTCGCATGGTGGCTGAGGCTCCGGTGTATCGACTACACTGTATAGAGTTTTGCCAAATGCATCCAATTGAAATAGGTGATACATGTCGGATGGTTAGAAATATTATTCCTTCGTTACGGAAGGACACGTTAACAGTGCATAATATAATGGATCCGAAAACTAGAGAGTCGTGGTGCACAGCGGTGGGCACTGGAGGGTTGAGCTTGACTGGTGGTGTACCAGTTATGCAAAATTTTTACCAGTGTTATCAACGTATAGGTTGCATGAGAATGAGTAAGTTTACTGATGATGCAACCTTTGCAACCGGGATGAAACTCATGAGTCGCGGCATGACCGAGCATTTTCGAACTCCCGATCCGTGGGTTCGTGTTCAATTCTACGAGGCATGGGGCATATTACCTGATGAGCAGGTTGCCCTCGAGGAGTATTATAATACGTATTCGTTTGATAATGATGTTTCCCCTGGTATCGACAATGTTGCTCTAATTTTTCAGTCCTATTAGCTGTAAAGGCTTGGGTACGACCAAAGACATAAAACTCCCCCATACCCGATAAAAATTTAGTACGTAGAACGTAATCTACAATGGCAAGTAAAAAGAATAACCAAGTTGTGAGTAACAACAAATCGGTGCGTCGCCGTAATAGACGTAATAATTATACACCCACTCCGTCACAATTTGG